CTGGTCCGAATTGAAGAACCGCAAATTCGCCATGCCTACCTTTTTGTATTTGGAAGGCAGACGTTTAAGCATCATGCTGTATTTGAATTCCCAGTTATAAGGTGCGGCGGCATTCTGCTGACCTATCATACCAGCCAAAGCAAAATCATAAGCGTGACATCTCCAGGTGACAGAACCGTCAACAACCGTTCCACCAAGTGCAGTAGGCCACGTAGGCTCAGCTGCTGCCGTACCGGCTACAGAGCAGACATAAACAAAACCATTTGCAACAGTGGGATGGCAGATCGTACCCTGAGCCACTGCAACGGCCCCCGGATAAGCTGCTTCCGCTAAAGCGGTCATAAGAGTTGACCGCCCGGAAACATCGTTGTAATGGGTGCTCAAATAGCCGCTGGAAGCCTGGCTGCATACGATTCGATATCGCCAGCCGTCGAACAAGCTTCGAGAATCAGTAGCGGCGAATCCGCCTATACTCGCCGTATCGCCTATCCAGAATATCTCGTCAAGCTCATTGGCGATTTTGCTCGCAACCATTCGCATTATGTGGTCCGCAAAAGCATTGCCCTCGATGTTGTCCTCCAGGTCATCATCGTATATGACCACACAGCCGCGCATTTTCTTACTGGTTAGAGGTATCTTTTGGTCGGACAAAGTTTTCAGGTAATTACTGGATGTAAACGTCGAACCGGGATACAGGAACCGATTGTTACCCAATCCCAACGCCCGGATATTCTTGGTTTCTTTTTGCATCCTAATTATACGGGCGCTGTTCTTTAAGACCGATTCATCGACAATATAATCAATGAACCTGTCCGCCTCTTCCGCCTCAAGATTGATGGCGGGCAGACTGATCATTTTCGTAAATGACATTTTGTTGGCAGGCATCAATAAACGTTTATTCGTAAACATTATTTATACTCCTTAACATACTTATTTTTTGAACTTCATTTATTGCGAATTCAGTTACGGATCATTATTCGTCGTCAGCATTACCGACTAAGCTTGTCCATTGGAAATCATCGTCGCCGGCCGATTTGGTTTTCCTGGTCTTTTCGCTGTCAGATTCACTCAGACCTTTCTTTTTGCTGGCTGGCTTGTTCTCGACAACTTTGAGTCGCTCGGTAAGTTGCTCAAGTGCCTTGCTAATCTCTGATAATTGTTCCGAGGTCTCTTTCTTTTCGAGCTTGTCTGTTATCTCCGCGATTGATTCGGACAGTGCCTTGATTGTTTTCTCTTTTTCATCAGAGGTGTTATCATCACTCTTCTTGGTACTGTCATTATCTCCCGCTTCTTTTGGCAACAGGGCCTCGGCCGCCGCGATAATCGCCTTCAGCTTTGATATGGTGTCCTTGGAAAGCTTGGCGCCTGCTTTTTCCAGGTCTTCCTGATTTTCTTCCTGCTTGTCACCAAGGCTCCAAATCGTCGCCTTCGCAAGTATGTCAATCGCTTTATCCAGGTCCTCTGGGAAATCCGCTTTGTACTCGCCGATGGTTTTCAATACTTTTTCCATGTCCCCGGCTCCGACGGTAAATCTTTTCTCGAATGATTTATCTTCTTCGCCGAAATACATCTTCAATAGTTCTTTGATTTGATCATCCATTAGATGGTCTCCTTTTGTGAGGTAATAAGTTTCGGTACGCTGGAACCCACCTTCAGATTCGACAAGCTTGGAGTATGAACAGTTCACTTTAGACTTCGCATCTTCGCCTTGCCATAAGTCGAAACTAAAGCTCCGCAAACTGTCTACCTTTCCCCCGTTTATCGTCACCTTTGTTCCGCCGGCAGTGCCGTCACTTTCTATCTCAATGTTAATATTCTTTTTTGACTTGGTTACTGAGCCTTCCATAAGAGTTCCACATTTCGGGCACTTGATTTTCGCGCAAGGTACAGACTTGCCTTCGCCTATTTTTGAATGCAATTTGCTGAATCCACAATCCGGGCATACGCAATATTTAGCACCGCCATCAGCTTGAGCGGTCCCGCCATTGCCGCGGCCCTCGCCTCGTGCTTTGAAAAAAAGGAACTTTCTCTTATTGGCCGCTTTGTCTACGATTGAAACTTCGTTTAACTTTATATTCTTCAGTTCTTTTGCCATTTCCTGATGGCTCCTTTCACCGGGCAATAAAAAAGCGGCAAGTAAGTGAGTAGGCACCTACTTGCCGCTTGATTATTCTTTTTCGTTGTCAGCACGACTGGCCGGCCGTACTGACAAAACCCGGTATTCTGTTTTACTTCTTAGCTTTTAGCTAAATGCTAAACTCCTTAATTAACCGCCTGCGCATATCCAGCCATACTATACCCGGTCAGTTTTCCGTCCTTAATTGCTTTCCAAATTTTGTCGTCAAGAACTCTTGTCACGAGGATCCACGAACCCTTTTTCACTTGCCCGCCCGATATGGCAAAATCAACGGGAGCGATATAGTTCTCCAGTACCCGCACTTTGACATTCCTGCCCTTGTGATTGACCTTGAAAATCTGGACCTGTTCCATGAACTGATATGCCGCCTTGCGAATCTCATCTTCGTTTGCCTTGTCGCCTTGCGAATCTTCTACATCCGGCTCGTACACTATGCCGTAAACAACGTGCTCATCCCCTTTCTCTATGGGAATAATTGAAATATCTTTTTCGAACAGCTTCTGCTCGCTTTGCTCTGTCTGTTCCTTCTGCTTTTCAATTTCAACTTCTTCCATCTTTTCAACGGGCACGAGAACATTATCATACAAAGATATGCACTTGCCGGTATAACTCATGTCTTGTGTGATAGCACATTCCTTGCCGGTCTGTTCTTCAATTTGTTTTAGAATATGCTTTTCCGTAGTTTCATCCAGTTCTCCTCTTACTGTAAGATTTATTTTTTCAAGTTTGGATATATCGGTAGAGGTATAGATGAATGCCTTCATAACGGGAATGTTTGTTAATTGAGAGACATCCAAACCAATCTTCTTGACTTCCATTGCCTTTTTAAATGCCTGTCTGTCAACGTCACAGGTGCTGTGCTCAAGCGTCCTGTTATCAAGCTCTTTAAGAAGCAGTCGGTAGTCGGCAATGAAGGCGTCCCGCTTGAAACAGCCGACTATCTCATAGTCATTGCCTTTGAAATGCTTGTCCCAGAGCTTTATAAAATTCCACCGAAGCGAAATCAATTCTTTGTCCGGCGCTTCGGAAAGGTTCTGTTTTGTTATTTGCTCTATTCGCATTTTTTATACCTCAATTTATTTAGACGACGGGCAACCAACTACACGTACACCTCGGATGCACGGGAATCATTCCCCGACTCTCTTCGATAGTATATTCATTCCCGTTCAAAGGCTGACATAGCTCTTCGCAGGCGCTTGCCGTAGCTGAGAATTCCACTTTTTCAACCCCCGCATCCTCAAGGCCAAGCAAGTATCCCTCGCTCTGAGCGCGGGCCGTCTCTGTGCGGGCAATCGTCTGCATACGCTGCCGGTGCGTCTTGTCGGCGTATCTTTGCACCTTATGATCGATTTCCGCTGCTGTTAATTTCGGGAACTTGTCCTTGTCCCCCAAAAGCTTTCTATAATTCAATACGGATTCTGTTTGAGATTTTGTGAGACCTACAAACGGACGAAGCTCCTTAGCGATCTTAGGCATTGACTTGCCTTCCCTGATTCCTTCGCGTATATACGTACTAATCCCCTCTTTGGTTTTTTCGGTTACATTAGTTACCATCCTGGAACAGATTTTATCCGCCAGCTCTACAGACCGGACATTAAGCACGTCAAATGTCTCCGCAAACTCTGCAATCGTATAAGCCTTTTGGGCACCATTGCCCATGATTTTCAGAACAGCAGGCTTTACGGCCCGGACCCCGTTGCCTTCGATTTCTTCCCAGTAAGTCATCTTGGCTGTTATATCGGCTGCTCTGTCCTTTGAGAATTTTCGTGCAAGGTCCCGGCGAATCTGTTTCAGGGCGAAACCGAACCACTTAACCAGAGCAGGCTGCAGGATTCGCTCGTTCCTCAATAATAGCCTATTGAGCTGGGCGTGTATCCTGTTTGGTTTTTTCTTGGCTATTGTTATCAAACGATTATTCCTTGACGAACCAATCGGTCGAAATTATGTTTCTCAATATCATTAACAACTACGTCATGGACAACTTGATTAATATATCTCTGCTGAAGTTCTTCTGTACGGACTACCCTTTTGTTGACTTTTCGACATTTGTGCTTCTTGATCTTGCCTTCCAATTCTGAAATACAAGCCGCCTCGATTTCCATTCCACATTCACAGGTATATTTTTTAAGATTCAGCATATTTTTGTACTCTTACTGGACATCTATCAACTCCCGTTCTACTTTGCTTAACGGTTCTTCCGGCTCTCCAACTTCAATAAGTGTCGTTCCAATATAGAATTTGTCACCTTCAACATAAGGTTTGCCTTCGCCCAGGTAATTTCTTACTTCATTTGGCGTCTTAACTCCATGATTTATCATTTCTATTTGCTGCTTTATCTCTGAATCGTAATCACGAATATCGATATCGTTGAACTTGAATTTATAGATTTCCGATTGCAGCAATTTTTCATTTATAATTTCTTCCAAATCCATCTGTAAGGGTTCGACAACACCCTGAACATAAATCTTTGTCGCTTCTTCGGCAACATTGCCTCCCAATTTGCCAACCACTCGGACACCTACGCGTTCCGGCGGCATTGAATAAGCTATCAGAATATTATTACGGCGTTCCTGCTCATATAACTTAAATCCCGCCTCCTTTGGCTGATCGCCCGTAAGAGGTTTATATGTGAATTTCGTACCTTCCCCTTCCGGTTGAGTTATGACCAGTGTCTTGTGGGCATTCCCAGACCCCTTAATTTCCTTGTCGATGAAGTTCTTTATGGTCGTTTCCGCCCCATCGTCCCATTCTCCTTCGAGAACAATAATAGCAGCCGGTATTCCATAGTTCTTGAAAAAGGCCAGGTTGTAGTCGCGCTGCTCTATCGACCCTATCACATCGCCGACGGCGGGGAGAACATCGGGTACACCGTAATATTCGGACCGGGCATAATAATTTTTATAGAATATCAATTCATTGGCCTTTTCCTCCTCCGAAAGACCTTCCTTTTCCTTTCCATCGTCCACCCCAATATCCTTCTCGTAACCAAATTTCTTGAACCAGACTTTTTTATTGTTGCGAATCTGACAATATTTATCATTGTCCCGGTGGACCTTTATGGTGTATGCAGGCAGATGATAAACTTCCAATACACGTTCGGCATTGTCACGAATGACTTCCATACTGAACCAGCCAATCGAACCTAAGTCAATAAGCAGTTGTTTTAGTACATTGCGGAAAGAACCATCTTCGTTGGGATGGTCCAGAAAATTTGTTATTCTTTCGAGCTCTGCTTTGTTGTCCGTCTTATCGTCTTTCAATTCAAGCGTCCAGCCGAGCCCGGCCACGTCAATTGCTATTTGATTGACGCATCGAGCAAATATGGGATTGGATTCAAGCAAGACCAGAAAGGATATTGGCGGATACGGAGGGGCAATTAAATTATTCACATCCATCCATTTTTTCTCTTCCTTTAGCTGTTTACTGCCCTGCTTCTTGGCCTTTGCAAGCAGCTCGTAAGAATAGATTCCCTTGTTAGTGGTAAAAAATGCTTTGCCTTTTTTCTTCTCTATGTCCATTGTTTTACCCATCAGATTCGAACAGAATATAATCCTCTACTTTTTTTCTCTCGACTTTGCGGCGCTTACGCCAGGGATGCACGGTCTCTAATATCTGGTTCTTGGCAAAGCCAATCGCAAGGCCGCTAATGTATTCGATATTGTCATTTTTAATATTCAAAGAAGACAATAAATCCTGCCTGTGCTCAGTAAAAAATGAAAGCCAGCAGCAGGCCAGTCCCATCGATTCGCAATACAGTTGCATATTCTGAATAGCAGCGGCGACATCCTGATACTTTAATATTTCCCATTCGGGGCTCCGATGTTGATAATTCAAAGTACCTTTAATACAAAAATCATAACCGGCCATAATTACAACCGGCGGCACATCCGTCTCTCGACTAAAGCAGTCCTTGCTTATGGCCTCAATTGTCTGCTTGTCGTCAACGGTTCTGAACTTCACGGCCTGAGCGTTATTTCCGGATGGTGCATAGATACCCGACTTTATAATGTCAATCAATATGTTGTTCGGTATAGAAGTATCTTTCCATCTCCGAACCGTCCTTCTTGAAATGATAGTATTTTCTACACGATTCAGATTAGGTATATTACCTGTCGCTTCTATTGCGGAAATCGTTTGATAATACAGGCCAAAGGCTTCTGAAGGATCGTAAATATAAGGCTCCGGGATATTGCTGATCTGGCGCTCAAGCTCCTGAACGGTTTCGGCAATCCTGAATTTGGTCTTAAACCTTTTGTGCCAGTACATAGCCCCTGTAATCTTGTGATTAATCGTTGGAAAGGCTATACAGGGCGTACCTGTTATGGATGCAAATATTGTTCCGTGCAGACGGTCGGTCACTACTAATCTGTATTTTGATATCCTGTTCAGGAGACCGAACAATTTCTCAGGTGTATTTTCAAGCAAAAGAATGTCAATAATATTTGCATGAGTATCTGTCTGCCGGCATAACTCAAATATCCGGTCTCGCTTATCTCTATGCTTCCTGCCCTCTTTATCATCGCGGAAGATGCAGAGAATTCCTTTCCTCTCATAGTCCGATTTGTGCGATAAGGTGAATACCGGATCGGGAAGCTGCTGGACCGAGTTCGATGGAAACAGTTCTTTGTCAATACAGTAGCTTTGAGTATCCCTGGCGAATATGTATAGGTTAGGGTGTGCACCGTATATCGCGGAACTCTTACCGGCCTCCTCTTTTGAATTAAATTGAATAGTCTGGGGGAATGAGACAATCGTATTACAGTGACA